TCCCCTCCGGAAGCGGCACGATCTTCCGGGGGCCAAGCAACCCAGGGTTCTGCTGCACCTCACGCAAAAAGGCGCGGGTCTGGGGCGTGTCTTCGACCACAATGCGGCCGGTCGCCGCCAACGGCTCGTAAGCCTCCAGTTCCATGAAATCGTTCATCCGAGGTCACCTACGAGGTCAACGGCCTTGTGCCAGCTATCGCTGACGGCCTTGGCTTTGGAATCGGGGCCGGCCAGGCGCTGCTGAGGCATGGCGCATTCGTCGCCGAGGATGCGCTGCATCAGCGCGCCGAGGGCGCGGGCGGATTGGCGCGGCAGCGCGGCGTAAGCGCTGGCGATGTCGCCGCGGTTGTGCCGCTGCAGCCACGGGATCACGTTGTCCGGCAGGGTTTGGCCAGGCCGTGTGTTTTTGAGCCTTGCGGCCAGGACGAGCAGGTTGCGCCGGTTGTGCATGCGGGCAGTGATGCCGGCCAGTTCGCCGTACGCCATGCCGTGGTGCAAGTGGCAGAACCAGTCCGACGAGCCGGTCGTGCTGTCGGCGATGCTGCCGGGCAGAAAGCATCCTCGGACGCAGCACATGCCGTGGTCCTGGACGGGCTGGTGTTGGCCGCTGACGGCGGCGGCTTCGTCGGCGTAGCTCATGCGGCTTGCTCCTGTGCGCCGCGCTGGCGCAGTTCTTCGAAGATCCGGTCCTTGAACGCCGGGTAGGACTCGCCGCCACGGGCGAACATGCCCAGCTCGCGGCCCTTGCGGTCGATGCCGCCGTCGGACATCCACCAGCGGTCCTGATCCGGCTTGGGCACAGCGCCCTGCTTCGGCTTGTCCGGGACAACTTGCGCGGCCTTCTCCCGCTGCGTCTCCAGCACTCTGGCGAGGTATGCCCAGGTCATCGGGTTCGGGGCAGAGCGTGCTGCCCGCGCGGCTTGCAATCCGGCCATCGCTTCGTCGGCCCCCAGGCCTTTGTCGACCCATGCCCGCAGGATGGGATTGCCAGGGTTTGCATCGGTGATGCCCTGGGCGCGCAGCAGCTTGGACATGGCGCCGTAGGGCGTGGGGTCAGGCAGGTAGGTGCCTTGCGCGCCCGCGCTATCCTCATCTTCTTTTAATTCTGGTGTCTGGTGATTGGTGATTGGTGATTGGGTAGCCGTTGCAGGCGTTGCAGGTGCCGTTGCAGGTTGATCCGATTGCGTTGCAGGTGCCGTTGCAGAATTACCGCTTGAAATGCGTTCGACCATGGCCCGCAACTCCTCCATTCGAATGTTCCAGGGGGCATGTTCCCCAGCATCCGTCAGGACTTTGAAGAGACGCGCGCGCTCGTCGCGGTGCCTGCGCAGGCGGTTGTCCTCGTTGGCCTTCTTGACGACGCGCTCCGGCTCGCCGGCCTGGTATGTCGCAATGGCATCGTCGCAAGTTTCCTGGTGCCAGCCGTCGTCCTGCAGCACGAAGAATTCGTTCAGCACCGCCGCCACAGCCTCACGCTGGATCTTGGTGGTAGCGCGGACCTGACGGCACGCCTCCTTGATGTCTGCCGGGATTGGCTGCTCCTTGCGGTAGTACCAGCGCATCAGGCGCGTGTAGGCCATGTCCTCATCCCAGGACAGGTGCGCCGTGGCCGCGTCGTAGTCGCGGATGTGGTGCTCGTAGTAATTCATGGGGCCGTCCTATAGGCAAACGGCTTGCGGACCAGTTCATGGAAGCGTTCGCGGGCCTGTTGATCGTGGTCCAGATGCGCGCGGGATTCGACATGGCACACGCGCCGGATAAAGGCCGCGGCCTCGTCGGCGCTGCGTGCGCTGGCGAATGCCCAGAAATCGGGGTTTTTGCTGAGCCGGACGGCGAGCAAACATATCGGGCCAGTCTTCATTCGTCGTCCTCGAATGCCAGGTGATCCACGTTGTTGATCTGGTCCATGCGCTGGCGCGCAAGGGTCAGCATCGCGGCAAGCGTGGCCTCGTCGTAGCACTTGTATTCCTGGGGCGTCGCCTTCAGGCCCAGCGACGCAAGGAACAGCGCCATGCGCTCAATCTCGCCGGGCCGGCCGTCCGTCTTCTTGTCCTTCCACCGGCTGATTGCAGACTCGTCCAGCCCCACGCATGCGGCCACATGCGCATGCCCAACGCTCGCAAGGCGTTGCAGGATGGCCTGCTGGATCCTGCGTGCGCGTGCAGATGTAACGGCGGAAGATTCAGGTATGGACATCGCCAACACCTACGAAATGGGCGCCCAGCCCATGCGGGCTATGCTTTCGGCTCTCACACACGAAACCCTTACGGGAGGAGCTGGGCATGGAATCGAACGATCTGGCCGAGCGCGCATTCGCGCAGGCCGCCGTCTTGAATATCGTGATGAACGGCATCATTCGCACCCTGGATCACGATCAATTGGCATCGCTTCAGGAAAATCTGACGAAGACGGGCGCGTTTCAAGAAGCCGCTCTACTTCGAGCAAGTATTTCCGATGGCGCTGTAGAGCAGTTCTCAACGCTGCTCGCGCAAATGCAGCAGCTCCTGCAGGATCTGTTGGCCTCACCCTCGGGAACAACATCACATCGTCCAGGTTAGGCGGCTCGGCATCGAACCCTAGGGCGTTCAGAACGCCGTTCTCCACGTCGCGCAAGGCCTCCGCAGCCAGTTCAACGCGCCGCGCCGACTCGCGTAACCGCATCGCCATCTGTGCGACCGGATGGGATCGGAGTCGGCGCAGCTCCTGGAGAGCAGCCTCAATTGCGGCGATCTGCGCGCCTATCTGGGCGCCTTTCGAGTGGGTGCTCATCTCAGGCCGCCTCCTGGGCAGGGGCGGCCACCGGATTCACGAAGAGATGCGGGTACTCCAGCCGAACCTCGGCGGGGATACCGCGGCGCTTCCAGTTGCTCACGCGTTGAACGGCGCCGGGCTCGTCCAGGATCCCCATCAGCTCGGCCACTTTCGTGGGGCCGCCGTGGCGATCGATGATTTCGGCATGAGGGTGCAGGTCGTTGTCCATGAGGGCTCCAATTTGCCCTCATTAAACACTGTGTTTAATTGTTTGGTCAACACGGCGTGTATCAACAAGGCGTTGACCACGGCCACAATCGCGGCATGAAAGCAATGCACGCCCACATGGAACGGCTCTACGAAGCCGCGCGCGCCGCCGGCCGCATCACTGGCGACGCCGATCAGACAGCTATGGCCCGCCTCTTGAACGTCGCCCCGCAAAACGTCAACAACTGGGAAAAGCGCGGTCCCTCAAAGGAAGCGTTGCTCGATGCGCAGGCTGCATTCGGTGTGAATGCCACATGGGTGATGACCGGTGCGGGTCCGATGTTCATCGGCGGCGCGGCCCCTCGGGATGAGCAATGGCCGTTCACGCGCCTAGACATTCGTCGAGTCCTGCGGCTAGCGCCCGAAGACCGCGCGTTTGTCGAAGGGAAACTGGAGGCAGCGGTCGAGCTTGCTGAAGGCCGCGTCATTGCTGAGAAAAGCCAAGCGGGAAACCGCGCCGCCTAGGCAAATCGCATTGGTTTGGTCCTGTGGTAGAGAGATCCGCTAGGAGGCGGCAATATGTTTTCCTTCGTGCTCTATTCCGATGACTCCATATCTATGCATCTGAACTGGTTCGGGCTGGGAGCGCTGACCGTGGTGGATAAACACGGCGGTCGACGCCGCGCGCACCCGATTCAAAAGCAATTTTTCCGGGCTGTAGCCGACGAGCTACAGACCATGGGAGTTTCCCTAAGCCCATCTGACCCAGTGTGCCGATCCGCATTCCGTGAAATCGCCAAGACAATCTACGATTTCCCTCCAGATGGGCTGGTGTGGCGCACAGCGTATGCCGAAGGTCCGAAAGCGCTCGCACAGGGACACCTCCAGATGGTCCGGGAAAGGCCGTAACCACTGCCATCGGCACAGCCACCTCAACCGGTGGCTTTTTTTTTGCTCAAAAATAAACACTGTGTTGACTTATAAATAAACGTCGTGTTTAATTCTCCCAACGCCTCACCACTCACGCATCACCGAGTACCGAGGCACGTTCTTTGACAAGTTGAGATGGGAGAGGGGGTGCCTGGCATCCCGAGCTGGATACCCGAGAGGGCGAACGCGGCAGGGCTCCAAACGTACCTTGGCGCTGCAAGTTACCCACTCTCGTGGACTTGCGGCCTACCTTGGTGCCAACCATGCACCTGCCCGCCAGTATCCAGCAAAGGGCTTGGGTGGGTCGCTAACCCCGCCCACGCGCGGGCCCTGTCAGCACATGCTTTCGGGGGTATCCGCTTCCTGGCGTTTGCGTTCTAGGTTCCCTTATGGCTGGCGATCAGGTGTTAGCGCACCTGCGCTGGATCAGGGAGTCCAAAAATTGGGTCAAGGTGACCTCCTTTTTGGGTTCCCAAAGTGAACCCTGGCACGTTTTTAGCCGGAAGCCCTGCCCAAGGTCAACGCACCTCCTCCCCCATCTCTCCTTGTCTTGATAGACACCTCACCACCCGGTGAGCAAGGGAGAAACCATGGACCACGTCATCGACACCTACGGCATCGCCGTCAGGAACCTGTACGAAATCCGCACCACCGCGAAGGGCCCGGCCGTTGCCCGCCTGACCTCGAACACGCCTGAGGCCGCGCGCCACCGCTACAGCCGCAACAGCGGTTCGATGGCGCCGACCTGGGCCGTGCTGGTGTCCCGCGCCTTCCCGCAAGACCTCTGCCAGATCCTTCCCGCCTGACCCACTGCCCGCGTGGCGGGCTAGGAGAAACCTGTGTCGAACATCACCACCACCGAACTCACCATCACCATGCGCAAGCTGCGCGAATGGCAGGCCTGCGATGACGGCCGCCAGTGGTTCGAGTCCAAATTCCCGCAGGGCGCGGCGTATTCCGCTGTCCAGCAAGCCCTGCGCGCCGACAATCGCTTCGACGATTCCCGCTGGCTGACGGACCACGTCTTCTCTTCGCTGCTGTCCGACCCTGCCGGCGTGACGAGTGCGGCGGCAGACGATGCGAAGGCAGAGATTGCGGCGCTGGCCGAACTGACGAATCCCGAAAAGGTGCAGGCCGATACGCCGGCCGATGTCGGCACGGCCGACGAGGCGGGCGACTCCGCCCAGATCGGCAGCAGCGGCTACTCCGCCCGGATCGGCAGCAGCGGCTACTACGCCCAGATCGGCAGCAGCGGCTACTACGCCCAGATCGGCAGCAGCGGCGACTCCGCCCAGATCGGCAGCAGCGGCTACTACGCCCAGATCGGCAGCAGCGGCTACTCCGCCCGGATCGGCAGCAGCGGCTACTCCGCCCGGATCGGCAGCAGCGGCTACTACGCCCAGATCGGCAGCAGCGGCTACTACGCCCAGATCGGCAGCAGCGGCGACTCCGCCCAGATCGGCAGCAGCGGCTACTACGCCCAGATCGGCAGCAGCGGCTACTCCGCCCGGATCAATGCCACCGGCCGAAACGCCGCGGTCGCTTGCGTCGGCCAGGACTCGCGCGCCCGCGCCGGAGAAGGCGGGTTCATTGCCCTCGCTTGGCATGACGAAGAGGCCGACCGGCCGCGCATCACCGTCGGCTACGTGGGCGAAACCATCAAGGCGGACACCTGGTATGCGGTCGGCAGCGACGGCGTGCTGGTGGAAGTTGAAGGCCCTGATTCGGACGAATAACCCTGTCGCCCGCTCAGCGGGCTTTGGAGACCACCATGAAATACCTCTTCGAAGACACCGTGCGGGCCGTGCTGGTTGCGGCGGTCCATCAACACGGCTCCAACACCGGCGAGGCCATCAACACTGCGACTGCTGCCCTTATCGCCGCTGACAAGTTGCTGGAAGCGCGCGCCAACGAGAAGGATTGGAAGGATGCCAAGGCGCCGCCCGTTCCCCAGCCGCCCTACCCGCCGGTGACCGATGAGAGCGCGGTGAACGAAATGCTCCGCTCCGGCGGCGTGTTCATCCGCACGCTGGCCGAGGCCTGGAAGCATGGCGACGCCAACAACCGCAAGCGCATCCGAACGGGCTGGGCCGAAGAGTTCCGCAAGTTCGCCACGCTGGTGCACTACCAGGAAATGGCCCGCCAGGCCGAGCAAGAAGGGCGGAACTGACATGGCCAACCTCGCCTATCCCACCCCTTGCGGCACTGCCGCGATCATTCCGCCGCTGACGGATGCCCAGCGCCGCCGGATCTCCCTGCGCGAAATGGATGCCGACGTTCACGCGGCCCTGATCCGCGACCTGATCGTGCGCCGCCAGCACGAGGCCGACCAGCGCGCCACCGAGGCACTGTATGCCGCGACCGAGGCCAAGCCGAATGCCGAGCAGGCGTTTGCGATGGCTGTGGCTTCGTCCGTGCGCGGCGATGACCTGGGCGTTGTCGGCGCGCACTTCCGCCAGTGGGTGCTGCTGGCCCAGGGCCTGCTGGTGTCCGACCTGGTCGACCTGTGCGACGACGGCCAGCGCGTGACGTTCGGGAGGAAGCAATGACGACGATCAACGACGGCGGCCCGGCGTTCAACTGCACCAAGTGCGGGGTCCAGTTCGAACCCAAAGCGTGGCAGATCACCGGCCGTGATAAGCGCTGCCCGGCCTGCAAGCGAGCCCAACAAAACGCCGCGAACGCAGCCAAGGGCGACCGCTTGAAGGAAGAAGCCAAGGCCGCCTATCAACGGCGGAAGGCCTATTACGACGGGTACTGGACCGACAAGAAATCGTCCGAGGATCACCGCATTAAGCGGGCGGCGCGCCGAAAGGTGGCGACCGAGATTGAAGCTGGCCGACTGCATCGCAAACCTTGCGAGGTCTGCGGCGCCCAGCGCTCAGACGCTCACCACGACGATTACACGAAGCCGTTGGCGGTCAATTGGCTCTGCCATAGCCACCACATGCTTCGTCACGCCATGCTGGCCGCGCGAGGTGCCCAATGATCCGCCGCCTCCTCACCCTCTGGCGCCGCGCGCGCCGCACGGGCCGGGATCTGGATGCCGTTGGCTATCTGGCTGGCGCTGTCGCTTTCGTGATGCTGATCGCTACCGGCATCGCCGGCCCGACGCTCGACGCCCAATCCACCCTCACCGCCTGCGAAGGCTGCGGCAAGACCGTGGTCGTCGCGAAGGAATGACCTTGAACAACCTCGCAGTCATCACCCAGGACATCTACGGCACCCGCGACTCGTTCGCGGCGGTGCTGACCGACCAGAGCATCAGCTTCGAGAAGGAAGCGGGCTTTGCGATCCAGGTCCTGCAGAACAACGACTACACCCTGGGCGTGGCGATGAAGAATCGCCAGTCGGTGGTCAACGCCGTGACGAACGTCGCCGCCATCGGCATCAGCCTGAACCCGGCGAAGCGCCAGGCGTACCTGGTGCCGCGCGACGGCCGGATCTGCCTGGACATCAGCTATATGGGCCTGATCGACCTGGCCGTCGCTACCGGGTCGATCCGCTGGGCGCAGGCCGAGCTGGTGCGCGCCAATGACACGTTCTCGCTGAACGGCTTCGATGGTCCGCCCACGCACGTCTTCAACCCGTTCAGCAAGGACCGGGGCGAGATCGTCGGCGCCTATGTGGTTGTCAAGACGGCTGATGGCGACTACCTGACCACGCCGATGAGCCGCGAGGACATCGACGCGATCATGAATCGCTCGCAGTCGGTGAAGTCCGGCAAGTCGTCGCCCTGGAAGACCGATTACGGCGAAATGGCCAAGAAGACGGTTGTGAAGCGCGCCTACAAGTATTGGCCGAAGAACGACCGGCTGTCGGAGGCGATTCACCACCTGAACACGGACGGCGGCGAAGGCCTGGCCATCACCGCCAACGCGCCCGTCGATCCTGACCTGTTGCCGCGCCTGCGCAAGCTGGTGGACGCCGCCAAGGACGCGGACGCGCTGGCCGCCGTCTGGAAAGACGGGCTGGCCGAGGTGCGCGCCACCAAGGACATGGGCATCTACAACGCCTTCAAAGCCGCCGTCGCTGCCCGTGGCTCTGTGCTGCGCGGCGAGGCCATGCCCACGGATACGCCGCCTGACGACGGCAAGACCATCGACGAGCCGCAGCGCGACCCGTCCGACGACGGCTTCGGCCGCGATGACCAAGGAGGTAACCAGGAATGAACCGCTACATCCTCTCCCCCCATGAGCAGGGCAGCGACGGCTGGCTGCTGGACCGCTGCGGCCGGGCCACCGGATCGCGCGCAGCGGACATGCTCGCCAAGACCGCCAAGGGCGAATGGGCAGCCAAGCGCGCCGACTACAAGTTCGAACTCGCCATCGAGGTGCTGACGCGCATGCCGCAGGGCAGCGATTACGTCAGCAAGGAAATGCAGTGGGGTATCGACCAAGAGCCGTTCGCCCGCATGGCCTACGAAGAGAAGTCCGGCAACGTGGCCATCGAAAGCGGCTTCATGTACCTGCCGGACGTGGACGCTGGATGCAGCGTTGACGGCCTGTTCGTTGAAGACGGCCGGCGCGGCGTGCTTGAGACGAAGTGCCCGAAAAGCACCACGCACATCCGCTACCTGGAAGCCGGCACCGTGCCGGACCAGTACCGCCCGCAATGCCTGCACAACGTCTGGGTGACGGGCGCCGAGTTCGCCGACTTCGTGTCGTTCGACCCGCGCTTCCCGGAAGACCTGCAGCTTTTCGTCTGCCGCTACACCCCGACCGCCGAGGAACTGGCCGCGCATGAAAAGGCGGTGCTTCAGTTCCTGGCCGAGCGCGACGAGCTGGTAGCCCAGCTCAAGCGCCTGGCCGCCTGATCTCCCCAGGGCGGCGCCTCACCAACGGAGGCATCCCCGGCGCCGCCCGCCCTATTTCCCAGCAGCACAACCTACGGAGCAATCCCGCATGTTCTCGATGACCGCGCAAGAGTGCCGCATGCACTTCGTTTCCAACACCAAGAAGGACGATCAGCCGGCCGCCACGCTGTCGTTCACCTATCGCACGAGCAACGACGTGCTGTCGGAGTTCAGCCCTGATCTGAAGGCATCCCTGTATCGGCGCCCGCACCATGGCGAAGGCGACATTGCCGATAACGCGGACACGCGCCTGGACGATCCCGGCTATCTGCCCTGCCTGAAGTTCCCCGACATGCAGAACAAGGTCGTGCTGTCCGCGAAAGTCGTGGGCGCCACCGTCACGGTGCACCACGGCATCAGCGAAAAGTCGGACCTGGTTATGGAGGAATGCACCGTCCGCAAGTTCCAACTGGATCCGCAGGAAGGCGGCACGGTGATCGTCTCAATGGAAGTGGACTGCGTGCCGTCCAAGGAACAGGCCGGCGAGCTGCACATGAAGCAGAACCAGGACGTCGTCGTGACCATCACGCCGCCCGGCACCGACGACGGTCCCAGCCTGATCTAACCCCCACGGCCGGCGCGGCGCTGCCCGCCGGCCACCTATACCGAGAACGAAGATGACTGAACCCCTCAAGATTCAGAAGCTGGAGAAGGTGGGCCATGTGGGCGGCTGCCAGTCCAACCCGGCCAGCTATGCCAGCTACATGAACAGCAGCTGGAGCAAGCCAACGCCCGAGCGGATCGCGGCGCATGCCCTGGCCAAGCTGGAAGAAGCGCGCCAGAAGGACGTGGCTGCCCACGAAGTGAACATACCGCGCATGGCGATCAACAAGACCATCCATGACCGAATCGTCGCGCTGATGGCCGAAGTGGGCATGCCGGATAGCTGGAGCGAGCCAGACCGGAAGAGCCGCGCCCGGTTTCCGAAGGCGATCCGGCATACCGCTGGCTACGTGGCGGACCTGCTGCGCGAGGTCAAGACCACGGACGGATTCGAATACGCCACCACCTCCTACGAACGCCTGAAGAAGAGCTACGAGGAATACGCCGAGCAGGCGAAGCGCCAAGCCGAACTGGACCGCTCGAAGGCCCAGCGCGAGCGCGAAGCTGAAGAGGCGAAGCGCCGCGAGGATATGGAGCTGGCCGCCATCCTGCTCCGCTACGAACTGGACGTCATGTCGTCGTGGTCGGACGTGCTGGAAGCGCTGCGCCTGAAAGACAAATACCTGGACTTGGCCATCGCAGGCCAGCGCACGCGCGGCGACTGGAGCGAAGGCCCGTGGCAAGTGCGCAATGCCCTGGACCGCTTCACTATCGAAGACGACACGGACAAGGACATCGTGGTCGATCTGTCGGACTGCTTGGCCGACTTCGAAGACGGGCGCGTATTCCGGGACACGTCCTGGAACTACGACCGTCTCTTCGGCCTGGTCAAGGATGAGCAGCTGCTGAAGGACGCGCAGCTGGCCGACGAAAAGTCGCGGAGCTACTGACCATGATCCCCGCCATGAACCGCCAGCAGCGCCGCATGACGGAAAAGCAGCAGGCCCGCGTGCGCGCCACGCGCCGGCCGCGTCCAGAGCGCCTGCCCATGCTCATCAAGACCCAGCAGACCCTGGCGCCGCTGGAAGCCATCATCGACCAGATCGAGCGCGACGGCACCGTGACGGTCGACCCGCGCGGCGTGCCGGTCTTCCACTGCGTCGCGGACGACGAGTGGTACGCCAGCGCGCCGGCGATTGCGGGCATGGCGGACTTCTTCGACATGTGGGCCACCCGCCACGGCCACGCATTCCAGGCCACTGCCCTGCGCCAGCTCGCCGCGCGCCTTGAGGCCAGCATGCCCATCGACGGGCCGCTGATGGCCGCCCTGCACCGCGAGATACCCGCCCTGCGCCGCATCGGCGCTGGCCTCAACCAAGACGACGCATCGGACCTGCTGCGTCAAACCCAGATCCGCGCTGAGCTTGACGCCGCGCGCGCCACCGGAGCCTGAGAGCATGAACACGAACAATGGATGGCTGGACATCGCCAGCGCGCCGAAGGACGGAACGCCGGTGCTGCTGTTTGCGCGGCACATCTACCATGAATCGAGCACGCGAGTGGTTGGCGCATATCTGCATGATCACGGATGGGTAGCTCAAGCATATGCCGGCCAAGGCATGGCCCAACTGGTCCCGTCGCACTGGATGGAGTTGCCGCCCTTCCCCGGCACCCCTCCCGCCAGCGCACAGGACGACGCGAAGGACGACTATGTCTCCGGCGAGTCGTTCACGCGTGCCTGGATAGGCCTGGAAGAACTGCCGGGCAGCATGTTGATCGGCGGCGTTGGCCCCATTCCAGCTTCGACTTCATGCTGGATCACCACCGACGCACAAGAAGCCGAGCGCATGAAAGCCGACGGGCCGGTGCTGGAGATCTTCACTCGCCGCCCTGATGCCGCTCCCGCTGCTGGCGATGCACCCCAAGATCTCCTTGGCCGTCTTGCCACCCCCCTGACGCCGTATGGTCTGCTGGCACGTGCGCTGCGCGTGGCGACAGGAACGACGTTGATGGACATGGCCAGGGCCACCGGAAACACGCCGGCAGAAATCAGCAGCATCGAGTTTGGCCGGAAGGAGCCGAATGAAAGCTGGTTTGAGCGAGCGGCATTGTTCTTCGCCTCCACCTCCAATGGCATCGTCGTGCCGCCGTCGGCTCTGAAAGCGGCTCACAAGAGCCGCGCCGCCTCTCAGCAGGGAGACGCAGCGTGAAGACGATTCAACTCATTGACGTGATTCACGTCGAAGCCGCCGCCCAGGAAATGGCGAAATACGCGGAGTCGTGCCGCCAGGCCGCCAACAACACGCCGATCTTGGCCGACCTGTACACCGCCCAGGCTCTCTCCGGCGACATGGCCGCGCGCTACCTGCGCACGATCATCGAGCAGCACGGGCGCACCGCTGCCGCCTCTCAGCAGCAGGAGGGGTGATGAATGAGCTGGCTCTTTTCGCAGGCGCTGGTGGAGGAATTCTCGGCGGACACCTGCTCGGATGGCGAACCGTCTGCGCAGTTGAACGTGATGCCTACGCCGCACAAGTTCTCGCGGCAAGACAAAACGATCGAACCCTCCGACCTTTCCCGATTTGGTCTGACGTGTGCAGTTTTGACGGAAGACCGTGGAGAGGCATTGTTGACGTCGTATCTGGAGGCTTCCCGTGCCAGGACATCAGCGCGGCAGGACTGCGCGCCGGCATCAACGGACAGCGATCAGGTATGTGGAAGGAATTCCTTCGCGTGGTTCGCGATGTTCGACCTGAATTCGTCTACGTGGAGAACTCCTCAGACCTCACTTCTAGAGGCTTGGGAACCGTACTCGGAGACCTGGCCGCGGTCGGGATGGATGGTCGATGGGACGTGCTATCTGCGGCCGACCTTGGCGCCCACCATTTGCGTGAACGCATCTGGATCGTTGCTGCCAACTCTGACTGTGAACGGAAATTACAACCGCCCATACCCCGGAAAGAAGTCGGGATACGGTTTAGCAACAGCCATCTCCCTGCTCCACACGCTGACCAAAGCTGGATTGAACGGCGGGAGCAACAGTCGGCGCGCCCGGGAGAAGCGAGGGTTGCCGCCTACCCATATTGGCCCTCTGAACCCGACGTGGTGCGAATGGTTCATGGGGTGGCCCATGGGGTGGACCGCGTTGGAGCCCTTGGAAACGGCCAAGTTCCGCGAGTGGCAGCAGCAGCATTCCATCTTCTCAGCAACCGAATCTAAGGAGGCAGCATGACAGACCAAACCAAAGCCGCCCAGCCCATGCTGACGGATGCGGAAATACTGGCCCTCGAAGTCGAGGCCGGCGGCACGTTCGCCCAGGGGCCGGTCCCCTTCGCCCGCGCCATCGAATCCGCCCTGCTGTCCAAGCTGCGCGCCGCTGTAGCCGATGAGCGGGCGGCAGGCGGTCAGTATCACCTTCTCAAGACCGACCCGGAAGTTTTTCAGGCGGTCCTGTCCGGCGCGAAGACGTTTGAAATCCGCCTGAACGACCGAGGCTATGCCGTCGGCGATGTGCTGGGCCTGCGCGAAACGAAGCACACCGGCGCGGAAATGCGGGCCGGCGCGCCGCTGGTGTACACCGGGCGCGAGTGCCAGCGGTTCGTCAGCCATGTGCTGACAGGCTACGGGCTTGCCGAGGGATGGTGCTGCCTGTCGTTCAAACTGCCTCACGCTGGCGGGGCAAGCGCCCCTGTAGCCGGGCAGCAGGTCGGCGCCCTGGATGGGGCTAATCGGCCGGAAACCCGCACCAGCATTGAATCTAAGGGTGGCGCCCTGGCCCCTGTAGCCGGGCAGGTGGTGGCGTGGATGCACGAGGAAGACCGGAACCGCGTTATCTCCGCCCAACAGAAGGCGCAAGCCGAACGCGATGGCGGTGCATATGCCTCGTCGCTGAGGCCCTACACCATTCCGCTATCCCGCGCTGCCGCGCCCCAGGCTAGCGAGGCAGTGCGCGATGCAGCACTGGAGGAAGCGGCCAGCCTGCTTGACGGCAAATGGGCGACTTGGCTTGTTGATCGTGCCGCCTATGAGATACGGAAACTGAAGTCCACGGCCGCGCAACCGTGCGCACAGAAGGGTAGTGCCCAGCCCAGCCAGGACGGAGGCGGCCATGGATAAATGGCAACCAGCGACGATTACCCCGCCAAACCCGGACGTGTACGAAATCCGGATCCACGTTGGTGACGGCGATTATCTCCAAGCCGGGTATCGCATGTGGACCGGCGAGCAGCGGCGATGACCTGACGCAGCACGAATGGCGCGATATTGGCGCCGACAACAAGGAGCAGTAATGGCACACGCAGCCCAACACCAAGCACCGGCCGCGCCGAAGGAAGACCGCTTTATCTCGCATACTGAGATCGCCGAGCGCCTATGCCTGAATCCCGACCACGTCCGCGACCGGCTCACCAAGCGCAAGGACTTTCCCCGGCCCTTCCAGTTCGGCGGAGTGCGCCGGTGGAAAGCCGAAGAGGTGGAAGACTGGATCGACTCCCAGCGCAAGGCGCCGGACGGTCGGCGCGCCGCCTAATCCAGCTTCTTGGCGATGTCGGCCGCCGTTTCCCGGTAGTAGATCATGAGGGATCTCGGATCCCGGTGGCCGACCATCCGTGCCAGCTCCAGAATGCTCAACTTCTTGGCTAGCCTGGTCAGCGCCGTGGCCCGGGCGTCGTGGAAAGTGGCACTCTCGACTTCGGCCAGGACCTTCGCCTGCCGGAAGTACACGTCGCGCAGGGCGCCAGTCAGGGTGAACATGCGATCCTTGTCCACGTCCTTCAGCGCCTTGAATAGGGAAACGGCCCGCTTGGACAGCGGCACAGCGCGCCGGTCGCCGTTCTTGGTTTGGTCCAGTTGGGCAACCTGCTTTTTCAGATCGACCTGTGGACGCTCCAGGGAGAGCAATTCCCCGGAGCGCATGGCGGTTTCCAGGGACAGAAGGAAGGCCACGGCGGTCTGGTGGCGCTTGTCTTCGACTGGCTTCCCCTCTTCCCAACCCAGGGCAAGCACAATTCGATCTATTTCTTCCTGGGTATAAATCCGCTCCCGGTGGCGCCCCTTGGACGGCATGGTCAGCGCCAGCCAGACGTCTTCCTTGAGGTTGCGCCATTCCTTCCTGGCGTAGCCCCAGGCCGCGCGCAGCAGCGCGATGTCGCGCCGGACGGACGTGGGCTGCACCTGGCCCAGCCGCTTATCGCGCCAGGCCGCCAGATCGCCCGTTGTCACGGTATGGATCGGCTTCTCGCACAGCTCCGGCTCGTCCTTCAGGAAACGGTCTATCCTTACCCTCTCCCAACGGTGGCCCTTATTGTTGGGAGATACCTCGTCCCGGAACTTCTCCAGGACCTGAGCGAGCGTCCTCACGACGATCCCGCCAACGGCTGCCGTAGCAAGCTCCGATTCCCGGGCGGCCGCCCATTCCTGGGCCTCCCGCTTCGTGGCGAAGGTCTTGCTCTCCCTGGCGCCGGCCTTGCTGACCTCGGCGCGCCATGTGTCCCCGCGCTTGCGAAAAGTGCCCATTTCGTCCTCTTTGGCGTAAATCCAGGCGTGGATTTGGCGTAGCAAAGTAGGCGATTTAATGGGCAGATGTCAAAGCTGTAGGCGAAAGAAAACCCCCGAGGCACTCGAATCCTCGGGGGTTGTATGACAATGTTGGCGTACCGCCAAAACAGTGTCAGGCAATAAGTGGTGCGAAGGAGGGGACTCGAACCCCTACACCTGTTACGGCGTCAGGACCTAAACCTGGTGCGTCTACCAATTTCGCCACCTTCGCAAAGCCAAGCCCGCTATTGTAGCTTGCTTGTTAAAATCT